GGCCGAGCGCAAGAATGAAAGTGCTGGAAGATAATATCATGTTGGCGCTGTTGCGGTTTCCTTACGGGATCTCGACGAATGATCTCATCGCCGAGGTTTATCGCGGCGCTAAGGAACCGGAACATGCCAAGTCCTGCATCTGGGTCTCGATCCACCGGCTTAATCGCACGCTCAAAGGCTGTCAGATCAGGTTTACGTGGCGCAAGAAACGCTATCAATTGTGGTTCGAATGACCGAGACATTCTTCCGATATACCTTCGCGGTTTGCGTCAAATGCGGAGTGGTGTCGCCGCCCACCCTCTTGCGTGACGAGAAGCTGGCGAAGCAACTCGAGAACGATCGCACAATCTGGCTATGCCCAAAGTGCACGGATGAGCAAAACGTCAATCGCTAAACCGGAGTGGATGGCATGCTTTCTCGACTTTCTTGGCGGCATGACCATCTCGTCAAAGGAATTGGATAGTGCGCGCCCTGTACCGCTTTTGGACGTCCTTTATACTGCGCAATATCGGTTCCTCGAGGAAATTGCCTCTGGACTTGATCGCGACGTCCGAACCTTCTGCTGCCTCAAGTCCCGACAACTCGGTATCAGCACAATTTCATTGGCACTCGATGTGTTCTGGGCGTCGGTGCACGATCGACTACAAGGGGCCATCATTACGGACACAGACGGCAACCGGGACAAATTTCGAATATTACTTGAGCAATATATTCAGAGCCTCCCAAGAGGCTTGCGAGTCGGGATTAAACAACATAACCGTAACAATCTCGTTCTCATGAATGGGAGTGTAATTGATTATCTCGTTGCCGGAACCAGAGGTAAAAAGGGCAGTCTTGGCACATCACGGGCGCTTAACTTCGTTCACGCCACTGAGGTATCGAATTGGGGTTCGACCGAGGCCGATATTGCCAATCTTAAAGCTTCTCTCGCCCAGAAACATCCCCATCGTCTTTACATCTGGGAATCAACAGCTCGAGGCTTTGGTAATGAATGGTATGATATGTGTCAGGGTGCTGAAGCCGACGACACGACTCAAAAATTATTTTTCCTGGGTTGGTTCCTCAAGGAACATTATTCATTTGCTAAAGACTCGCCGGAATACAAGCGCTGGTGGGACGGCGAGACCACGCCGGAAGAAAACGAAATCGCCGCAGCGGTCAGCGAGGAATCCAAGCACTTGATCACGCCCGAGCAATGGGCCTGGCATCGCTATATGCGAACGGTCGAGATCATCGATCCGGATCTAATGCGGCAGAACTACCCGTCAACCTCGCACGAAGCTTTTATTATGACCGGCCGTGCATTCTTTCCATTGCGCCGGGTTACCTCCAACCTCCGGTTCATCCATGAAGAAACCATCCCACTTAAAGCCTATCGATACGACATCGGAATCAAGTTCGACGCTACCCGACTTGAGCCAGTTGATTCTACGAAGAATGCAGACCTGCGAATATGGGAGGAACCTCATCCTAATGGTGTATATGTCATGGGTGTCGACACGGCATATGGACGAGAAGACAAAGACCGACACGCTATCGAGGTTTTCAGATGTTACGCGGACCGATTGGTCCAGGTGGCTGAGTTTGCCACCGGCATCCCGGAAACCTACCAAGCCGCCTGGGTGATGGCGCATCTCGCCGGGGCTTATAAGAATGTCATCATTAATCTCGAAGTGTCAGGCCCGGGCTTTGCAATCATGGATGAACTGCGGCATTTGCGTCAGTTACTGGATATGCGAATGCTGCCTGGGCTCGAGCAGCCGGGCCGGGATATGGATGACATCTTCGGCGCCGTGCGCTGGTTTTTATATCATCGAGCAGACTCAATGGGCGCCGGGTATGTGTACAATTGGAAAACCAACCAAGAGAACAAACTCCAGATCATGAACGAACTGCGCGATACCTATGCGGTTAATCATCTGGATTTGTTCTCTGTGCCCCTGCTGGAAGAGATGGAACGGGTGGTGCAGGAAGGTTCGGAAATCCGCGCCGAAGGTAGAGCCCACGACGATCGAGTCTTTGCCGCCGCCCTGGCGGTACACGCCTGGATCACCTGGGTCCGAGGAGGAATGATCGGAACCGAGCAGACCTATGATCGGGTGTCTTCGGAAGAAAAGATTGCGCAGGAGCAGCCGGCGGCAACTATGATCGGCCGGGTGGTCTCCTCGTTCTTTGCCGAACAGCACGAAAAGCGAATGGAAGCGGAAGAGCATCGAGCCTGGGCGGGAGTAGAGGAATGACCGAGGAACCGAAATTTGTGATCAATGGCAGAAAGCCAAAGAAAATCGGGGTCGTTGTCGTTCTCTTTGATGAGAACGGCGCTATCACTGAGGGCGAGGCCGAACTTGAGGCGCCGCGTTTTCCGTTGATTGGGGAAGCTGAATTCCGTACCGCTTGCCTGATTGCGTTTCGCAATGCCGGCGGCTCGAGCACGCATCAATAACGATGGAACATAAACGGAAACTGATGACGGGACGCTATGTCGAGGCGTTCTCGTGGCACCAATCTATTGATAAATTTCTACAATATACCATTACTGAAACACCACTCCTCCATGTCTGTGCCGGCCCATATTCGCGTTTTGGCAATGTGCGAGTTGACCGGTATGTTACCCCATATGCACCTGGGGTGCGGGCTGATTGGCTTAGCTTGCCATTTTCTGACGATAGTTTTGCCGCCGTATTCGCCGATCCCCCTTGGGGCTTAGAACATATGAAAGGCTGCGGCGATTTTTGCCATGAGGCGTTGCGTGTAGCTAATGTGGCTTACATCATGAGTCCATGGCTGTGGGTCAATGGTATGGCGCGGCGCACCAAGATATGGGTGAGAGAGTTCCCTGGAATCAATAATCCAGTCTTGATTGTTCGCTATGAACGGCGTAGCCGGCAACTGCAGTTTGAGGAACAATGATCCGCCGCACTTACGAATGCAGCCAGTGTGAGAAAGTTTTCGTCTTTGAGTGTAACTCGGATGACCCAGATCCCCCATGCCCTAATCCGGACTGCGACAAAGTCCTGGATTGGCGACCGCAAAGCTTTTCGATTGGCGGTTCTAATGAAGGAAAGGCCGTTGCCCTGGCCCAGGACATCATGGAGAAAGATTATGGCTTGTCGGACTTCAAGGACAATAATAAGCCAGGTGAGGTTGGTATCAAGCGGCATATCGAAACCAAGGCGGAGACCGAGCTCGTCAACCAGACCATGAGCGAAATGGCGCAGCAGACCGCCGGCAATCCGGATCTTAACAAGGCTTTCTGGGGCGGCACCGGCGGCACGCCAACCACTTTATCCTCGATGACCGGGCAGTCGCTGATCCAGATGGCTAAGGTTGGCCCGGCCTCGGTTGATCCGATCGGCGCTTTGCATAATCTCGCGCGCAAAGGCAATATCAATAAGCATCCTTCCTCGATGATCAGGGAGGGCTATCGGGCGGATATGCAGAACCCGGCTAGAAAACCTAATGCATGACCTCGCCCTTTACGAGCTGCAGACATTCGGGGCACTCACCGCAACAGGGACTTTGACAACCAATGTTACCGGCTCATCGCAATGCCTCCAGGTTAACAGCTCAGGTGTTGTTTCAGGCGCTGGCGCCCCTTGCGGCTCTGGCGGTGCTGGTCTTGTTAATTCTGTCAGCAATTCTGATGGCACTTTGACAATCTCGCCAACCACCGGCGCAGTGGTTGCATCATTGGCATTGCCCTAACGAAATGCGGGCTATGGCGGCAAGAGCTCTTAATGATCCGCCGGCAACCATGTATAATGTGGTAATTGATGGCAAATTGCTCATAGTGAACCAGCAGCAGTTTTTGGCCATGTTTGGAAACTTCTAATGAGCCTGAAAATCCCGCAAGGTCATCTCGAGGAGTGGATCAGTGAGATTTGCCAAGAATGCATGCAGTCCTCGATCGAGCGGCGCTCGCTCCTCAAAATGTTCCGATCCTACTATTACACCGGAACCAGTGATGGCTCTGTTGCTGTCTATAATCGCTGTTACCCGCACGTCGAGCGTCTCGGAGCCTTCCTTTTTTCCCCGACTGATGTCCGCTTTCACATCGAATTTGACCACTCTGAGGGAGAGGAAATCGAGGCCCAGGCCAATGCCGCCTCGCGTAAACTAAACCGTCTCTTCCACCAGAAAAACCTCGATCAATGCTTCTCGGCCGCAGTCAACGGCGCGCTGATCGATGGTGTGAATATTCTCAAATGCGCCAAGGGCCATGACGGGCCCGAGGGGTGGGTGATTCGCCCCAGCTTCTTTGGCGTTCTGCGTGAGGATATCGAGGAACTCGATCGCCAAGAGGCTTTTGTCATGTCGACCTACATGACGCCTTCGGCGTTCCGGCGCTCGATCTGGGAGAGGGACGATCGTGAAAAGATTGTGGCCCAAGTTGAGGCCTCGGCAAGCGAAAAAACCGAAGATGAGTTCACCGAAGACTATTTCCATCAAATCATCGTCGGCGGCACCCAGCCCGTTTCCACTACGACCTCGTCAGGAAGTGGGATGGTCGGCATTGTTGGCGTTCCTCAACCGGTCCTCGACGCCAAAGTTGCCCGATCGCTAGTCCGTCTCGATGAATTATGGGTGCAGGACCGCGAGCGGCAGGATTACACCACGCTGCGCATGGTCCGCGGCTGCAATATCGTGGTCGAGGGCAAGGAACGGCGGAGAAATCTGTGCGGCCTGGCCGATATGCTGTCAAAAGACAATGATTTCCGTGGCTTCCATCCGTTTGTGAAAGTCTCGCCGAACGAGGTCCAGGGCTATTTCTGGGGTATGTCGGAAATCTCTGCTATCTATCGGCTGCAGGACGATTTGAACGAGCAAGTGAGGAGCCTAACCAGGCTCCGCCGGCTTAAAGCCGACCCGCCTCGATCGGCAGTTGGCTTTGCCGGCCTAAACCTTGAGAAATACAAGGCTTTCAACCGGCCTCGAGGATTTATTTCCGAAGAAAACCCAAATGCGAAGATGGAAGAGCATGCGCCCGATATCCCACAAGAATTTTTTGCTTGGCTCGACAAGACCATGCAGTTTTTCGACGATGTGGCTGGCTTCACGCCGATTATGCAAGGCCAAGGGGAGCAGGGTGTTCGTAGTCAGCAACAGGCGGCTATGCTCGCCCGGAATAGTTCTCCGCGAATGCGAGATCGCGCATTACTTGTTGAACGGCAGTGTGCCGAGTGGGGAGAGTTTGTCTTTCGAATGATGCAGGCGCAGGAGGCCGAGGTGCTCGAGGAGAAAGTCGGTCCCGCCAATGTGCAGTTCCTGCTCAAGAACTTGCCTGACGACATGAAAGTCTCGGTCGACTCGCACTCCTCCTCGCCGGTCTATGCCGAGGACAATATGAAGCTAGCTTTTGGACTAGCTAAATCTGGTGCTATTGACGGCGCGGACCTCATCATGTTGACCCACCCGCAGCACGAGGATATTTTAATCGCGCGTGCGAAGGCACGTGAAGCGGCCCAAGCCGCGTTAATCAAGCAGCATCCTGAATTATTGCTGCACGGTAAGGGCAAGAAGTAACTAGGGGGGTTGATTCGCTTGAGTCTCGCCCTCCGCA